ATATCACAGCACCCAATACAGATGTAGATCCTTGGACTAAGGGAGGAAGAGATAAGTGTGACTCCTGGGTATCTCTGGCCACTTCAGTTCTAAATCCAGGAGGTAAGGTATTGGCTGCCGGTACCAGATATCATCCCAAGGATGTATATGCAACACTGAAGGAAATGTCAGTTCCTATCTTTGATGAGGATATGAATGTCATAGATTCCACCCCAGTATATGATATTATTGAAAGGGCAGTTGAAACAGATGGCGAGTATCTATGGCCACGTAGATTGGCCAAGAATGGTAATTATTATGGATTTGATGATAAGGTACTTGCCACAATAAAAGCACAATATAAAGATGAGATTCAATTCTATGCTCAGTATTACAATGATCCTACAGATCCAGAAAATAGGAAGATAGATCCCGCAAATTTTCAATACTATAATAGGTCCGATCTTAAATATGTTCTGGATACTTGGAGGATTGGTGGCAAGACATTGGATGTGTATGCAGCAATGGATATTGCAGCAACCATATCTGATAAGTCTGATTATACAGCTCTTGTCATTGTAGGTGAGGATGAGGATGGATATAGATATGTCTTAGACATTGCCAGATTGAAAACAGATAAGATATCTGTAATGTCTGAGACACTTCTACAAAAATATTCCAAGTGGAGATTTAAAAAGTTCAGGATTGAGACCAATGCCCAGCAGGGGCTGGTAGCCAATCAGATGCAGGACAACATGAGGAAACATGGGGCAATATTTGTATGGGATAAGCAACCATCACGTGGCAATAAACATTTCCGAATTATGTCTATACTGGAACCCCTATATTCCACCAGGTCTATATTTCATTACCATGGTGGTAATACTGAGATTTTAGAGGACGAACTTATTGCCACCAAACCTCCCCATGATGATATATCAGATGCCCTGGCGGCCTGTATGGAATTAATTCCAATCAGACTAAGAAAGAAAAATAAAAATCAAAATTATTCTAATTTAATATATCATCCAAGATTTGGTGGAGTACTATAATAATGTCATTTTTAGGCATATACGATCAAGATATCCATGCAAAAACAATTGTATCCCTATGGGATCAGTTAAGTGCTGAAAGAAATACTTATATAAATAGGGGTGTAGATATGCGTAAGTATCTTACAGCCCCTGATACATCCTATACTGAGGTAGGTACAAACACACCATGGAAAAATAGGACAGTCATTCCCAAGCTAACTCAGATCTATGATAATCTTACAGCACAATATATGCAATCAATCATGCCAAATAATGATTGGGTTATCTTTGAAGGATATCAGAAAGAAGATGTTGATAGGGAAGCATTGGTCGAGCAATATATCAGGTTTAAACTTGAGGAATCTAATTTCAGAGATACCCTAAGAAAACTTATCTCAGATTATGTTGCCTATGGTATGGTATGTGTTGGCGTCGAACATGTACATGACCGGGTAAAGACCAGGACGAATGGGGAAGAGATCACAAAATACTATGGTCCAAAGGGATTTAGGGTATCTCCATATGACTATGTAATTGAACCCAGAGCAGCATCATATGAAGAGTCTGTATTTATCAGAAAGTATCTTGTACCTCTAAATAAGATTCTTAAGAATAATGATACCAACTCCATCATTAAATATAATGAAGATGCCATTACAAAGATGAAGGATGTGAGGGCACATGTATATGGAGATGAGGAGTATCTTAAAGAAACTGGATTATATGTAGATGGTTTTTCAGGACCTCAAGAATATTTTAAAAGTAATATGGTTGAGGTGATGGAATTTTGGGGGGATATATACAATTGGGAAACTGGAGAGCTGCTTGAAAATCATACCATAGCCATTGTAGATAGAGCTTTTGTTTTATATGATATGCCAAATCCTATGTGGAATGGTAAGCGACCCTATTCAATTACAGGCTGGAGAGAACGTCCAGATAATCTATACTCCCAATCCCCCCTTGAGCAGCTTGTAGGCATGCAATATAGGATAGATCATTTAGAGAATCTTAAGGCAGATATTATAAATCTGACTGCCCATCCTGTTGTAGTTATTACAGGAGATCCTGTGGAAGAATTTACATGGGAACCTGGAAAGATATACAATGCAGGAATGGAAGGTAGAGTAGATATCCTAAGACCTGATACGTCAGCCCTTCAGTTAGATAATGAAAAGGCGTTCTACATGGCCATGATGGAGGAGATGGCAGGGGCTCCAAAAGAATCGGCAGGATTTAGAACGCCTGGAGAGAAGACTGCATTTGAGGTAAATGTTCTACAACAAGGGGCAAATAAAATGTTCCTTGAGAAATCTAAACACTTTGAACAATTTCTGGAAGAGTATTTAGAAAACTTCTATACAATGATGGCAATGAATTTCAATGCATCAGATATTTTAAGGATCTTTGATAAAGATACTGAAGCAATTGATATTGTCAGGGTTGGTAGGGAAGATGTAATTAGGGAAGGCAAGATTAAACTTACAGGATCTAAACAGTATGAAAGACGTGCCAGAAGATTGCAAGAGCTTAGAGATGCGTTAGGTATTATGGCCTCTACACAGCAGACAGCAATGCATATTGATGGGTATGCCATTGATAAATATATTGAGAAAGAATTAGATCTGGAACGAGAAGAGATTGTGAAAGAGTTTAAGGCAATCACAGATAATGTAGATGCACAGGCAGCAGCCACTATGCATCAACAAAGAGCACAGGAAATTATGGGCGCTGCTGCACCTGAAGGAGGACTTCCACGTGGCACTGAACAAATCCCTGCTCCAGCCCTATAGGCGGACAGAATCTGACATTAAAAGATTACAAAGATTGGAAATAGATTCAAGATATTTATTGGACATCTATATAAAAATCTTGAAATCTAAAATAGAATCAAAGTTATATGTATATGAATCTGACTTTGATTTGACAAATTATGATTTACGTAGGGCATTCAATGATGGACAAATCAATGCCTGGAAAAATTTAATCAAACTTATGGAGGAGAAAGAATGACAGAATCAAATCAAGAAGAGACAATTCTTGGATTGAAAGTAGAGACGCCTGAGGACAAAGAGGCAGTAGTTGAAGCAGCCAATGATTTTATTTCACAATATGTGGGAGAAGATAAGAAGTATAAAAATACTGAGGAATTGGCTAAGGCATATGACCATCTAAATAGATTTGCAGAAACACTGAAACATGAGAATAAAGAGTACTCTGCACAATTGCAAGAACAGCAAACTAGATCTAAAACAATTGATGAGGTAATTGATTATATTAAAACAACTACGCCAACTGAAACAACTAATGAAACTCCTCCCGACTTTGATAAACTTATCTCTCAAAAATTGCAGGAACGAGACATTCAGGCAAGGGAGATTGAAATTCAAAACAAATCTAAAGAACTTTTAATTAGCACTTTTGGTGATGAGGGTAAGGCAGCAGAGGCTGTAAATACTTACATCTCAAATGATCCAAATAAAAAGAATCTTGTGATGATTTTGGGAAAGACAGATCCTGAAGGATTGGCAAGATTACTTAATGTGAGTACAGAGAATAAGGAACAATCCATTGTATCTCCAACAATGCATTCGACAAAAACAACTACCTCACAGGGAGTTGGTGCATTGCCCCTGACATGGACGGAAGCTACTCGGGTAAGGAAAGAAGATCCTAAGCGTTATCGCTCACATGCATTTCAACGGTCCCTTCATCAAGCAGCAGCAGTTGCAGAAAAGGAGGGTATTAATTTTTATAAAACATAAAGGAGAAATAAATGGATACAACTACCAATAGTTCAGTAATTAGAACAGATGTATGGTCTCAGGAAATTAAAGATATTCTTCAGGAAGAGCTTATGCTCGACCAGAAGGTACGGTGGATTCAGGATTTTCCTGATGGGGAAACGTTGCATATTCCTACTCTATCTGAATTGAATGTTCGAGATTATACTGAAGGAAGTGAAGTAACCCTTGATGATGTAACTACCGGAGAGTTTACTCTGGCAATCGATAAATATTATGAGTCTGGTTTTATTATTTATGATAAATTCAAACAGGACTCATTTTATATTAATGAAGTAACTTCCAATTTTGTTGGTAAGCTTACCAGAGCATTGGCAGAAAAGAAAGAATTTGATATCTCTGCCCTTCAGTCAGAGCAGGGAACCACAGATCAGAGTGAAATTGATGGTGCAAATCATCGACTTGTAGGATCAGGTACAGATAATGTAATTGCCCTTGTAGATGTAGCTAAGGCTAAATTTGCACTGGATAAATCCAATGTCTCTAAAGTAGGTAGGGTTGCATATGTAGATCCTTCTACATCCTATCAGCTTACTCAGATTGATGATGTTATCAGGCAGGATAAAGCAGCTTAATATGTCCTGTATAAATTCTCTCTAAATAACGGGAAGGGA